TACGTGAAACACTACATCGTCTCAAAGGACAACGTGGCTATACCAAATATATGGAAAGTTTTGAAGAAAGCTCTGCTGCCGAACAGCTAGATGAGATGACTGAAGATCTCAAAGAACGCTTTATTCAAAAGTATTTTGATCAAAGAATGGAACAAGCGATACCGCATATTGCCAAAGCATATGCTGCCACAATTCGCGAAGCCGCACAAGTAGCCAAACAAATTGCACAATTTGAAACCGGTACCGCCAGATTTGGATTAAATGAATCTGATCGTGACATGTTGGGCTTGTTGGAGTTTACCGACAAGAATGCATTTATGATCAAGATGTTGGAAAACATCAGTACTAAATTATCTGAATCTGATAAAGTAATAGCCAAGTTTGCTAGACATGTTATGGAAAACTGGGATACTGCCAACAAAACAAATCGCGAGATGGCCGGCAAATTGGTTCGTAGCTATGTTAAAGAAATCAAAGACATCGTAAAAAAAAACCATAACATAGTTGAACAAGAAGTATCAGAAGCCCCTTCAGATACTGGCCATTTACGTTTGATACTGCAACAAGCATTGCGAGCTAAGAAATTAGGTAAGCCATTGGCTAGTGTGATGCGTCCAGCTGATATCAATTTATTAATTATGGCGCAAGGTGCTGGTTCGTTATCCGACTTACTTAAACAACCCGTAGTAAAGGAATCTGAGTACCAATTAGACGAAGGTACCTGGGAGTTACCACTCAGTGAAAAACAAGTAGACAAATTTATTAAATTAATGGCTTCACCATTGGAACTAGGCCCAGATTCTGACAATGCTACCAATGCATTGGGTGACTTATTTGGTGATGATGAGTTATTTGATGCATTGGCATCCAAAGCAGATAACCAGCCAGACTTTGATGCAAGACCATTAATTATAAACAGACTGTTGCAACTTGCCGCCAAACCACAAAGTATGAAAGCAGACGATGATGAATTGGCAAATATGGCCAATTTATTGAACCAACTTAAAACTTCTGATGCTGGAAAAACTTATGTTAGTAAAATTGATCTAATATTGAAAAAATATCCTCAAATTAAATCACCAGAACCTGCTACTCCGGCACCAGTAGCACCGCCTGCTCCAGTAGCACCAGTAGCGCCTGCTCCAGTAGCACCACCGGCACCAGTAGCACCACCTGCAGCCTAAACTGATAAAAAAGTTTTGAATTTCTCTTGACTTGCTAAATAGATGTAGCATATACTACAGGGGTAGTATGTGCAATAGGCATGTATTACAGGCAACGCAACATAGGCAAATTTATAGGCAAAGGAGAAATTACTATGGCAACATCATTAGCAGAAATCAGAGCAAGGCTTCAACAGCAAGACACAAAAACTCAGGGCACAGGCGATAAAGGAATTTACGCTCACTGGAATATTCCAGAAGGTGCTACCACAACAATCCGTTTCCTCCCAGACAGTGACCCTAAGAATTCTTTCTTTTGGGTAGAACGTGCAATGATTAAATTGCCGTTTGCTGGTATCAAGGGACAACCAGAAAGCAAGCCTACTTGGATTCAAGTACCTTGTATGGAAATGTGGAATGAAACTTGTCCAATACTTACAGAAGTACGTCCTTGGTTCAAAGATGAAAGTTTGAAAGAAATGGGTCGCAAATATTGGAAGAAACGTAGTTATGTTTTCCAAGGATTTGTTCGTAAAGATCCGTTGGGAGAAGAAACTCCAGAAAATCCTATCCGTAGATTCATTATTAGCCCAAGCATTTTTGGTTTGGTTAAAAGTGCATTGATGGATGCAGAGATGGAAGAAATGCCCACAGATTATGAACGTGGTCTGGACTTCCAAGTTACTAAAACTACCAAAGGTGGTTATGCCGATTACAGCACCAGCAAATGGAGCCGTAAAGAAAGCGCATTAACTACAGATGAATTGGCCGCTATTGAAAAATATGGCTTATTTGATCTCAACAGTTTCTTACCCAAGAAGCCCGGTGATGTTGAACTCAAGGTTATCAAAGAAATGTTTGAAGCCAGTGTAGATGGGCAACCATACGACATGGAACGTTGGGGGCAGTATTACAAACCTGCAGGTGCATCTAGTGGTTACAACGCATCAGCAACATCGGCCGCATCCAGTGTAGTAGTTGATGATGCCGAGCCTGAAGCACAAGTAAGTGTTGCACCACCATTTACTCCCAATGCATCAGTTGCGACACCAAGCGAGGCACCAAAGCCAAGTGGACAAAAAGCTGAAGATATTTTAGCAATGATCCGCAGTCGGCAGAAGAAGCAATAAAGGGAAAGACAACCACCTTAACCGGTGGTTGTCATCTTTATGAAACTTGTTTGGAGCTCGTCTGGCGGCGGCCGCACACTATTACATTAAAGGAATAAACTATGGGACGACCATTTGACGTAAGTAAATTTAGAAAAAGTATTACAAAATCAATCGACGGAATTAGTTTTGGGTTTAACGACCCCACAGATTGGATCAGTACCAGCAACTATACATTGAACTATCTTATCAGCGGAGACTTTAATAAAGGTATTCCACTAGGCAAGGTTACTGTATTTGCTGGTGAATCAGGTGCGGGTAAAAGTTTTATCTGTTCAGGTAACCTAGTAGCTAACGCACAGAAACAAGATATTTTTGTTATTCTAATAGATAGCGAAAACGCATTGGATGAAAAATGGCTACATGCACTGGGTGTAGATACTAGCGAAGATAAATTACTCAAACTCAATATGGCTATGATTGATGATGTGGGTAAGATGATCAGTGAGTTTGTTAAAGAATACAAAACATTACCAGAAATAGAACGTCCCAAGGTCTTGTTTGTGGTTGACTCGCTGGGTATGTTGCTAACTCCCACGGATGTTAACCAGTTTGAAGCAGGCGATATGAAAGGTGACATGGGTCGTAAGCCCAAAGCACTGGCCGCACTGGTTCGTAACTGTGTTAACATGTTTGGTAGTTTAAACATTGGGCTGGTTGCAACCAACCATACCTATGCCAGCCAAGATATGTTTGATCCTGATGACAAGATCAGCGGTGGCCAAGGGTTTATCTATGCCAGCTCAATTGTAGTGGCAATGCGTAAACTCAAGCTCAAAGAAGATGAAGATGGTAACAAAACTTCAGATGTTAGCGGTATACGTGCAAGTTGTAAGATTATGAAAACACGTTATAGCAAACCTTTCGAAACGGTGCAGATTAAGATTCCCTACGAACAGGGCATGAACCCTTATTCTGGATTAGTTGATATGTTTGAGCACAAAGGTTTATTATCCAAGGAAGGAAATAGTCTTAAATATACACTGACAGATGGCACAGTGATCAAGCAATTCCGCAAGGCTTGGGAACGAAATGAAGACGAATCACTGGATAAGGTCATGGCAGACTTTACTGCTAATCCGCATCATGCTACTGTACAACCTGATAAGGAAACCGCAGAATGAGTATAGATGTAGAAGTATTAAGCGAGACATATGCAATCTTAATTCAACACGTACCACAAAAAGATCGTCAAGAAGCTGCCGATAGTTTAATTAGTGTATTGGTAGATATGCTGGGTGATTCAGAATTACAAGAATTTGGTGGGAGTGATCCAACACTTAAACGATCGTTACGGGAATATGCTCCTGAGGACGAGGATGCAGACGACGAAGAAGACGAATAATATACAGTCTCCCACTAACTTTTACTGTAGTCAGAAATTTTGGTGGTTGACTGTTGATATTAGTAAAATTCAAACTCTAAGTTGTTGTGCGGCAACTCCAGCTAAAATTAATTTATCATGGTTGCGCGAGAATCCAGGCAAACTATTTAATACACCAGAACTACAACATGAGCGTAAGTTAATGTTGTCAGATGTCAAAGTAGATAGTTGCTCAGCTACATGCTGGAATGCCGAACAACAAGGATTGACAAGTCGTAGGCTAAGTTCAGAAAGCCAACTACGTACACATACTGACATTGATGCATCGCCTCGTATATTGCACATTATCATTGGTAATGATTGTAATATGACTTGTGTATATTGTTGCAAACAATATAGCAGTGCTTGGACGCAAGATATTCTAACTCATGGCTCTTATGTGGGAGTGGATACCCAAGATGATCGATTTACTTTAAATAATACTGATCGAGTGTTGTTAAAACTTAGTCAGAAAGATATTAGCAATTCAGACAATACTCAATTACTATTTGCTGAGATCAATAGACTTGCGGCTAGTTCTAACTTGGAAGAAATAACTATAACTGGTGGAGAACCTTTTCTTTACTTGGGACTGAGAAATCTAGTAAGAGCGATCCCATCACATATTAAAGTTAATATTTGGTCAGGGCTAGGAGTTGACACTGCTCGGTTTACGAGAGAATTATCTTTGTTACCACGGCAAGTTAATGTATGTATTAGTGCAGAGAGTACAGATAAACTTTATGAATTTATAAGATATGGAAATACCTGGGACAGATTACAGCGTAATATTGCAGTATTAACAGAGCAACAAGTAACATATTCATTTTATGCTACCATAAGCAATCTTACATTAAGCGGGCTTCCTAACTTTATTAATTGGGCTGGCGATACTCCTGTGATATATTCACCATGTACTGATCCGGAGTTTTTATCAATCCATGTATTGGATGATGAATCTAAAGAAAGAATATTTAACTTATTGGATAAATTTCCACCATCAGTGCAAAGTATGATAACTACTGCTATGCCAAATATCCCATCTGTAAAACAAAGATTAAATTTTAAGAATTATTTAACAACATTTGCTCAACGACGTTCTTTAGAACTAACTATGTTTCCTCAATCGCTAATTAACTGGGCAACGAAGTGAACAAATACTTCCCAATAAAAACCGATACTGCATGTCAACTCAAATGGACCTGGAGCACAATATTCTTAAATGATGGCACTACAGCATCTTGCCATCGTGTGGGTAGACATCCTATACCAATTGACAATTTTGACAAATTTCATAACACAGAAGAGAAGATACGACAACGGGAAAGTATGTTACGTGGAGAATGGCCACAACCATTGGAGTATATGCATGATGATGAGGGATGTAGATACTGCGAAAAAATTGAAAAAAGTGGTGGACATAGCGACAGACAGCACCATTTAACAATACCAAATTTATCTCCCAAGGAATTGGAAGTAACTCCCAATGCAGTGATTGTAACTCCAAAAATACTTGAAGTTTTTATTAATAATACATGCAATTTATCCTGCACTTATTGTAATGCTAGTAATAGTTCTCAAATTGAACGTGAGAATAACAAATTTGGTAATTTTAATAAAAATGGCGTAACTATACCTACCAAGTTAATTGATCGAAATTTAAATCAACAATATATTGAAAAGTTGTTTACGTGGCTTGAAAATAACTCAAATGAATTACGAAGATTACATATATTGGGTGGCGAACCTTTATATCAGAAAGAATTTTATAGATGTGTGGATTTCTTTAAAACTCATCCCAATAGAGAATTAGAATTAAATCTAGTAACCAACCTAATGCTTGCACCTGCCAAATTTCAGTTATTTTTGCAACAGGTGAAACAAATGATAATTCAACGATGTATTAAGCGATTTGATATTACTGTTAGTTTAGACTGTTGGGGGGATGAACAGGAATATGCTAGATCAGGAATTAAATTAGATACTATTGAAAAAAATATGCAAACATTGCTTGATGAAAAATGGGTATATCTTAACATTAATAGTACATTAACTCCGCTGACTATTCGTACCTTTCCTGATCTTGTAAAAAAGATAAATGAATGGAGAACAGTTAGATCAATTCATCATTATTTTCAAACAGTGTTTAACCCCTCGTACCACAATCCTGAAATTTTCGGTGGAGAAGTTTGGCGGACTGATTTTGAATTAGCATTATCCCTAATGCAACAAACTAATCCACAGGAAATTACGGCATTTAATTATCTCAATGGTATTTGGTCTCAATTACAAAGTACTTGCGAAAATACAGAAAAGATAGTACAATTGATTACACATCTAACTGAGTTAGATAGACGCAGAAATACAAACTGGCGACAAGTGTTTCCATGGCTAATCAAATATGAGGAATTATGTGGTATAACAAAGTAACCCAAGATCTTGGTGAATTGCCAGAGTTTATTAATTTTTATATGGCTGAGCTAGACGAAGCCAAACGTGAGATTAGTATAAATGGTGTAGTTGAACGTAACATTAGAGATCTACCTGGTGTTACTGAACGTAGATTTAATCAACTACAAGAAATTGAAGCGGTATTAAACTATATGAACATTCAACTGCGTAAACTACGCAAAGGATATTTTCAAAAATATCTTGAGAATTATAATCGTGCCCTTACTGCCAGAGATGCTGAAAAATATGTTGATGGAGAAGATGAAGTAATTGATTATGAAACACTGATTAACGAAGTAGCATTACTGCGTAATCGTTGGTTGGGAGTGATGAAGGCATTGGAATCTAAAAACTTTATGTTGGGCCATTTAGTTAAACTAAAAACTGCTGGTATGGAGGATTTCTCTCTGTGATATCATATGCAGACATTGAACATACACTACTGGAATGGCGACAGTGGCGCAATATTGATCATCGTATGCTTAATGATGGCAACCCTACCAAAGTAGCGGTTGGTGTTGATCTGTTTATAATAGAACAAGAGATTGAACTTGTTATTAAAGATCTTAAACTTAGTTTGATGTCCACTAATGAAGAAGTGGCTGAGCAAAACTATAAGAAATTGTGTGAATTAGTTTGTCAGTATCAACACAATGCGTATGTAAACCTGCTCAAGGGTGAACATTGATATGTCAAATATTCTTGGTATTAGTGCAGGTTTCCATGATGCGGCCGCAACAGTAATCAGTCCCTGTGGTGATATATTATTTGCTGGCCACAGTGAGCGTTATAGCAAACGTAAGAATGACCACAACTTCTGCCAGGGATTGCTTGATGATATTTTACCGTATGGGCCAGAAACGGTCGCATATTACGAACGTCCCTGGGCCAAACAATTACGTAGACTATACAGTAGAGAAGGCGTTGAGTGGGATAAACTCACGGTACATCAAATATTAAAAAAACAACTAGGTGGATGGATAGATCCAGAACGGGTATATTCTTTTAATCATCACCTAAGTCATGCAGCCGCTGGCTTTCAAACAAGTCCATTTGATCGTGCCACTGTGGTAGTAATAGATGCAATTGGGGAGTGGGATACTATAAGTATATGGGGTGCTGACTATGACAAAACAGGTATTGCAAAGTATCATAGATTATATAGACAGTTTTACCCGCACTCCATTGGGTTATTTTATAGTGCAATTACTGGCCGCGCTGCCTTACAACCATTAGATGAAGAATACATCCTGATGGGAATGAGTGCTTATGGAAACCCTGGACTGGCCAAACAGTTTAAGCAAGATTTTATTCGTAATAGTTGGGATATTAGATTTAAGGAAAATTTACATATAGGTGTTGACCCGTTATATTTGCCTGATGCTTCTAACGAAGATTTAGCAAGAGGAGCACAAGATCTAGTGGAAGAATTAATTGGTAGTGTTATGGCGCGGGCAAGACAGTTTAACTGGAGCAATAACTTAGTTTATATGGGTGGTGTGGCATTAAATTGTTTAGCTAATAGAAAATTGGGAGAATATTTTGAAAACATTTGGATTATGCCTTGTCCTGGCGATGCTGGCAGTAGTCTTGGCGCCAGTGCTCTTGCCTATGGTGGTCGTCTTAACTGGGTTAATGCTTTTCTTGGCCATAATATTCCTGGCAGTTATCCTGTCAATATCTTACTGGACGCTCTGCTTAGTGTGGGAATTGTTGGCGTAGCATCAGGCAGAGCAGAATTTGGACCGAGGGCATTGGGTAATCGTAGTTTGTTAGCAGATCCACGCGGCCAAGATATAAAGGATCGAGTCAATGAGATTAAACGAAGACAGAAATTTAGACCGTTTGCACCGGTTATTTTGGAAGAGCATGTTCAAGATTATTTTGATATCCCTAGCGGGTTCTGCGACAGCCGTTATATGCAAATTGTCGGTAGGTGTAAGTATCCTGATCTTTATCCTGCTATTTGTCATGTTGACGGCACGAGTCGTATACAGACTGTTCCCCGTGATGATTCGGGAATTCGAAAACTGTTGGAAAATTGGTTTCTAGCAACTGGTTGTCCAATGCTACTAAACACCAGTTTAAATGTCAGAGGAAAACCAATGGTCAATGACCGCAATGATGCAAAACAATTTGTGGATGAATATAATGTTATGGTATTTTCATAATGATAATAACTGCCACATCAGCTAAACACTTATATAATACTGGATTTTATAAATGTAATGATCAAATTTTCTATTCAAAAATTCAGGCTTGTATATATGGATCAACTGTCAAACAACCAGTTACGTGGTTTTATAATGACTTGGTTTTTAACAGATACAATTGGAGAATTGAACCGCAAGAAACATTAGATGAATTATACAACAAACGAGCAAGACAGTTACGAGAAAAATATGATTATCTAGTAATAAGTTTCAGTGGTGGTGCAGATTCATACAATGTAGTGCAAAGTTTTATTAGACAGGGATTACATATAGATGAAATTGTTACTAATCATTTAACAAAGGGCACGGAAAAGTTAGTAGTGTTAGATAAGACGGTAACTAATCCCTGGAATTTAAACGCAGAGCATGAATTACAGGCCATTCCTCGATTAAAAGAAATACAAAATGCGTGTCCAAGAACAAAGATAACAGTATTAGATACAACAGATGCAGTCTTGTCTGAACTACAGGGAAAAAAAGATGAAGAATGGATACTTGAAAGAAAAAATAATCTAACTTTTGCTATGTTTTATAGATTTAATCATTTTCATTTTTCAGCAGTTAAAAAGCAATTTGATAAAAATTTATCCATTGCCATAGTTACTGGGATTGATAAACCCAGAACGCATTTGCGTGAAAATAGGTTATTTCTTACATTGAGTGATGCAGGCGCTGTTAGCTTTTCCGGTATTCATGATCATACTGAATATCCTAATGCAAACATTGAGCATTTCTATTGGGGTTGCGATGGAATTAATATAATGTGCAAGCAAGCACATGTAATTAAGAATTGGTTAACAGTAAATAAAACTTATCAATCATTATGGAAAAATGCAACACCTGAAAGATGGATAACAATTTTAGAGCCTATAACAAAGGACATTATATATTCAACATGGAGTCCGGACTGGTTTCAAGTCAATAAAGCCACTGGCGGGTGGCATACTGAATTTGATAAATGGGCATATTCCCTGGCTGGAAATAAAGAATTGGCTGTGTGGGATGCTGGAATACAGTATGTTGCTCGATCTGCCCCAGACTATATCCAAATGAACGATAAGGGAATCCCTGACAAGTTAACAGTTATGGAAAAACATTTTTATATTGGCGATATTCCCCAATAAATACAAATAGTATTTTGATTTCAGGTATAAATAACTAGAACAACCACTTAACAAGGAATTACTATATGTCTGCTCGAAAACTTACATGGCTTATCGCACACGAACCAGTTGAACTGTTTCAACGTACTGTTGTGGCGTTTGCTGAGGAATTAGATAAGGTGTTGCCTGGCCAATTCGAAATTAAAGCATTGACAGTGCCGGAATATGTAGACATTCATCCAGAACTTAATGTATTGAATACTATTAATGGTGGTGATCTAACGCAACGAGACATTGCAACCAACGCCTTGTTTACAGCATTGAATGACGATATCGATTTAAGTCAAACACAAACGCATATTGTTGCAATGAAAAATCCGTTGTTCCATCTATTAGATATACCTTACCTGTTTACAAGCCATGATCACGCTACTAGAGTATTAGATGGTGAAATTGGTGAGGAGTTACGTGCTAATTTAGAAAAAACTAGCGAATTTAAAGCATTGGGGTTCACATACAGCGGCGGCTATCGTGTTGTTGGGAGTAACCACAAAATTAACGACCTTAAAGAGTTGGGTGAGCAAAAAGTTCTGGTAGCAACCAACAAAGGTCCTCGTACCAAGACATTTGAAGTATTTGGGTCCGCCACCGTACCAGTTAGCCCACATCTTTGGGCAGGGTATGATAACATATATGAAGATACTGGTGCTACTGCTATTGACACAACATATTTGCGATTCAAAGGAACTCATATATTAAAAACCAATCACAGTTTGTTTGTTACTACTATATTGTCATCTAAAAAATTCTGGGCGTCATTGACTGCTCAACAACAGGATGCATTTACTGAGATAATTAAAACTGTGGCAACTATTGAACGAGAGTGGGCAATTGAAGAATCTGCTAAGTTTGAACAGAAATTTAAAAATAATGGTGTTGAGTTTACTGAGCTTGATATAACAAGCGACAGTAAAATGAAATATATGTGCAAGAAAAAAGTACATATCTATTATGAAAAACACGACAAGTTTAAACCATTCATGGATCGCATAAAAACCAGTTAATGAAAACGCTGTTGGTTATGACTGGGCCACAAGGCTCTGGAAACCATCTTTGGAGTAAAGTTTTGGCTGAAACTCCTGATGTACACGGGTGGTCGGATCTATCTAAAACATACTGGATCAGCCACGCAACCGAACCGTTTGCTGACTTATGGGAAAATCCTCATTTATTTCAAACCACCACATTCCCATATGATTATTATGTAACCAGCATCAGTTGTCCGTATATGCCCAAAGGTAAATTTAAACTGTTTGATGAAGCTGGACGAGTAATACCAAAATATTTAGAATTTCTCGAACAAGCTAAACTTGCGGGATTTAATATTAAGTTAGCTATTATTGGTCGAGACTTCAATATTCTTAATTTCCAACAAAAAAGATTACGTAACACTATTACTACTCCTAGATTTATTGATCAGCTAGATTTATTATTAAAGTATGATCCTGTTTTTATTAGTACAGAACTACTATACCTATACAGAATGCATTACGTAAAGCAAATATCTAAACTGCTGGATTTTCCCATTGCTATTAGCTCTGGCTCGTTGGAAAATATTTTGAAGGACAATTCAAATCTTAAATACATTAAGCCAGCTGATGCTGAACAAGTTTGGTTGGATCATTTTATAAAAGGTAAGTAATGAAACGAATATTATGTGTGTTATTTTTATTGAGCTCAATGAATGCAATTGCAAAGGAAACTATTCAAGTTGTATTTCCATTTCTCGTTGCTCCTGTATTTGGTCACAAACTTATTGAAGAAGCAAATAAAATTCAAAACGACTGGCACTTTATTATAGTCCCAAAACCAGGAGCGGGTGGCGAAATAGCAATTAATAATGTAATTAATAATAAAAATAAAACATTGTTAATGACCAATAGTAGTTTTTTTACTAGATCAGCAATTTATGATAAGAGCAGTTATTATATTCTTCAATTTAAACTTCTAACTCTACAGTGTGATCTACCAATGGTAGTTGTCAGTAAGAAATATAAATCGTTTTCTGATATACAGAAATCGCAACGACTCACTGTAGGAGTAAGTGGACTTGGCACAGCAACACACATAGTGGCATCAGAACTCATGAAACAATTTATAAATATTGACACTATTCCTTACAATAATGGCTCCTCGGCTACATTAAAAGCAGTATTAAGTGATGAAGTCGATCTTTCCGTTGGAATTCTAAAGCAATGGCAAGGGACTATTGAAGCAGGATCAATAACTGCTTTAGGTATTACAGGAAATATTTCATATTTAAATATTCCCACATTAAAGGGAATAGCAGATATTCCTAATAATTATTTTTTAGTGGTGCATAAAGATATCGACCCGCGGATATATGAAGAATGGAAAAAAATATTTGAACAAGTAAATGTTTCCTCCACTATTCAAACCAGTTATAAAGATGAGTTTTGTACTCCAATAAAAAGTAGTTCTACATGGATTACTGATCAGCAACAACATTGGAAAAAATTGACTAAAGATATAAAAGTAGAACAATAAAAGGAGTTAATATGACACAACGTGTATTAATTATGGGATTACCTGGTGCTGGTAAAACAACACTAGCAACGGTACTAAAACAGAAATTACAAGCAGAAGGAAAAACAGTAACTTGGTTCAATGCTGACGAAGTTCGTAAAGAATTTAACGATTGGGACTTCAGCGAAGCAGGACGGATTCGTCAAAGTAAACGCATGTTTGATTTGTCTGCTACGTGTGGCACGGACTATGCCTTATGCGATTTTGTTGCACCCTTGGTAGAAATGCGTAATAACTTTAAAGCAGACTGGACAGTATGGATGGACACTATCCGTGAGGGGCGTTATGCTGATACAAATGCAATGTTTGTTGAACCTGACGTATATGACTTCCGAATCAATGAACAAAACGCAGAGAAGTGGGCAGACTTTATTTCTGAGCATATTGTAGACAATCGTCGCCGACCTGTGTTTGATTGGCGTAAAGAAACAGTGCAGATGCTGGGCCGTTGGCAACCCTGGCACGATGGACATCGTGCATTGTTTGAGCGCCTATTACAGCGAACTGGTCAAGTTATTATTCAAGTACGTGATGTACAAGGATGGCAAGGTAGCAATCCGTTTGAAGTAACTAAAGTTAAGAGCTTTATTAAACAAGACTTAGATCCTCTATATCAAGGGTTATACGACATACAAGTGGTACCAAACATTGTACACATTGGTTGGGGTCGTGGTGTTGGGTATACAAGCGGAGAAGAAACGTTTGATGAAAAGATAACTGATATTAGTGCTACCAAGATCAGAAAAAGTCTTGGAATTAAGTAAGTTTATTCCGTAAAATCTTCCAGGGAATACCTTGCTCAATTTCATCCACAAACCATTCAGTATGAACAATAAAGTCCATCCAAGATTGGGTGGTTTTACAGACAGCTGATTCGATATCTTTAAGGTTTAGATTTGATAACTTGCCAGCCAAACTGCTACCATCGCAAAATACTGGAACTGAATGCATGGCGGCCTCTACCGCACACCCGCTATTGTGATTGACAACACACCAGACTGATTTTAAAGATTTTGTAAAGTCAGCAACATCATTTGTAACTTCTGGTGTTTGTACCATTACATTTTTGTACTTGCGTGTCAAGTAATGTAAATCCATGCCGCGATGTTTTGGATGTACACGAACAATTACCGGTTTACGGCTAAATCTTCTAACTGTATCCAATGTCTTTTCCACCCAATGCAATGCAGGTATTTGACCCTTCCACAACAAGCTCTTGTCCTGTTGGGTACATATCATTATGCTGTCACCACGCACAATTGGAGAGGTAACACCTGTAAATTTGCTTATACGAGTTAAGTCAAGTTCGTCAGGTATCGCATGTTGCCCCAACCCATTTATATTGTTAATACATACTTTAAAAGTTTTGCCTCTTATTAAGTTTCCGGTCTCAAGAATAATAACAGGTTTACCAGCATCGCGATAATGATTATAAACTTGTTGATTCTTAATCATTCGCCCTTGCCATAATACACTCCAGATCACTACTGCATCACAGTTCATGTCATTGAGTTTTATGGCATCAGTCTTTCTAACCGTTTCAATAAACTTCTCCATAATTGGACGGCCAGCAAGGCTAATTTGATCTGGAAAGTAGGAAATTTGCATAGTCAATTATTTACGTCAACTAAACTCATTATAAATATCTTTATGACTTACGCCGTAGTAACTACATTCAATCAAGCTGGATACGATACTTACGCCAAGCGTATGATTGCTACCTTTTTGGAAACTTGGCCCAAAGATGTTATACTCTATGCTTATGCTGAGAATTGTTCGGTACAGGAATCAGCACCCAACCTAATAGTAAGAAACTTAGCAGAATCCAGTCAGGAATTAGTGGCCTTTAAACAACGTTGGCACAATGTTCCCAAAGCCAATGGGGATGTAACTGCTGATCCGGTTAGATCCATGCGACGTGATGCTGGTAAAGGATTTAAATGGCATGCTATCCGCTTTGCACACAAAGTATATTCAATATTTCATTGTGCTACACATTGTGATGCTGATACATTAATATGGATGGATGCCGACACCATATGCCATAGTAATATTACCATAGAGCAGATACAGGGGTTAATCTTATCAGATAAGGATTTGTGTTTCCTTGGTAGAAAAGGAAAATATTCTGAATGTGGATTATACTCAATGAAGTTACATACAGAACATACTAACAAATTCCTACGAGAATTTCAACGTGTATATGATGATGCTGAAAATGGTATCTTTTTGCTAGCTGAGTGGCATGACAGTTTTGTTTTTGATTCTGTCCGTAACCGTATACCGGGATTGAAACAACATGATTGGTGTGAAATGCTGATCGATCTAAGACCAAACAAAGGAAACAGTTTGGGAGAAGGACACCCATTGATTAACAGTGAGTGGGGCGAGTATTTGGATCATCTCAAAGGTAAACGGAAAGATTCAGGGCATAGTAATCTTGATGACCTAAAAGTACCACGTAAAAGCAAATACTGGAATACATTAAAATGAAACAATCTCATGGGTTTTGGTTCCCAGACTGCGATACTCACTTTGCCAAGATGTTGGATAAGAATGTAGCCAAAGGAAATCAACCAGTATACCAAGAACCAGTACGGAGAATCAGTATACAACATTGTCTGCATCGTAACTTGGCATTGGATATTGGTGCCAACGTGGGACTATGGACTAGAGATTTGTGCGGGTTCTTTAATCAAGTAATCGCTATTGAACCAGTGGCAGAGTTTAGAGATTGTTTACGTAAAAACGTAACTACAGATAATTTACAAATTTATGATTGTGCATTGGGTGAATCAGCAAGTATGATTGACATGATCATTACTCCTGAAAATACTGGACATAGTCATGTAGATCCAGCCAGTATGGGAAATGGTAGTATCAAGATGCAGACATTGGATAGTTTAAATTTACCTAAATTTGAATATGTTAAAATTGATTGTGAGGGGTATGAGTTTAAAATACTACGTGGTGGCGAACAATGTATTCGTAAATACTGCCCAATTATTGTAGTAGAACAAAAGTTTCATACTGATACTGGTATAGTAGATCAAGGAGAGGCCATAGCCTTGTTACGTAGCTGGGGAGCCAGGCAGTTAGATCAGGTCAAGAACGATATTGTGATGGGGTGGGCTGGTTAAGTCAAGTAAGGCAAGAATTTTTGATAAATTCTACCACTTTTGGCATCTGCGTCAGTCCAATGTGCGGCGGCCAAATCATATAACCATTGTTCTCGTTGGAACACAGCCGGAGTTTCAATATTATTAACGTCGGTATTAGCTACCTTCCACGCAACACAACTGGCATCATCTACAAAAATTGGTATACCAGCACACACTGCGGCAACTGATGCAGAGCTATTAAAAAAGATTGCGGCATGAGCATTTTGCAAATCTTCTCCAAGCGATCTGGTAGTTGGGTCTATTAGATCAATATCATAATTTTCCAACTCTGGTACTCCGAGAAATTCTTCTATGTAATAAGCACCAGGATGTGGTCGTACTTTGATTTTGCGATTGGTTATTTGGCGTATCTGCGATATCTTACCCTGTAGCCAATGGATAGGATTTAAATTTTTCATTGCAAATCCACCATTACGTTGCATACAGATTAAAATGTGTCCATTATCTGATTGCTGAATTGGATCTAACGTAATCCCCAATGCTTGACCGATCTCTAACCACTTCTCATCAGTTGACTTATGGTTGGCATATTCAGCTTGATCATAAAATGGACCACCTAGACTATATCGCAAATAACTGCTATCCTTATCTAAATACTTCCAACAACTGGCATCAATGCACATAGTATGTAATCTCAGTGCTTGTTGCTCTTGTATTATCTGCTTACGCAATGCAATATTTTGCCCACCGGTATTATGTGTAGCCCATCCCAGTATTACTGCCAGCTTGCTGGGTTGGTATTGATATTCCCACTCTGTGCGGATGGAATATCCCAGTGCCTTGACACCAGTAGCAAAACTTTCCAAGCAATTGGTTTTCCTAGGATGTTTTTTAGGATTAAGAACACTGCTTACATATACTATGCAATCAAGCATTCGTCAATATTCTCCAAGCGGTGCCATTCTTCATCTCTGTTTCATTAAATTGACAATATGCTAAATGTGCCGCCCAACGGCGAACTTCATCAACAGTGGGAACAGTTAAATTTTCAATTTCACTGATGCTATGGCTACACAGTGGTGCGGCTGCGTTTGGTCCCAACGTAATAGCTGGCTTGCCAAACAACAATGCTTCACCAGCCGCAATACTAGTGTAAGTAACCAAACAATGTACATCACGTGATAATGCCATCTCCATAGTATCTGTAGATGTGCGAACTGCCCTGCCTTGTTTGGTACGTATAACAATGGGACGATCAGTATATTTCTTTATTTCTGATATAGTTTGATCCATCCATTCTTCTAAGTTAATGTCGTATAAATTTAATAACTTTTGACTTGGCGGTGCTAGTAGGATGTTGCGACCAGAAGTAAACTTGTGAAATTGTATGTTGGTACGATCCAACCGATCAGTTGGTCTATCTTTGATAGGACCAAAATATTGAACATCGTTTAATGTAATTCTGTGATAAGTCTTATGTCTACCGTTGCCAAAATAGCCAGTATCTATATAATAAAAATCACGTCCAGCGTCACGACATGCCCGCATTTCTTTTCGTTTAGTAATACCACGTATCACAACTGGTGTAGTAGAGTTACTGACACGATCCCAAGTTGAAATTTGACCACCACAGCCTTGTACAAAACTTTGTAATGTGGGATCGTATTTGGCGCCTTTACGTTCGTATCTAAATTCCGAATCAATAGCATTAATTTGGTTGGTGTTTATCATATCTATTTCCTTGTCAATTGACTCTCGGGTAATGTCATAGTATTCTCCC